AAGCGGATCAGTATGAGAGGCGGATGAGTACCAGAGGTGTACAGCTTAAGGATGTTACACCTTTAGACAGGGATCCAGATGATCCACAGGATAATAACGGAGGTACAGGAGGTACAGTAAATCCACAAGATGGCAATACGCCTAGTGTAGGCGGAGTAGGTAAAGTAACTATTGAAAAGCTGGCAGATACAGTAATTATCCAGAAAGAGGCTGATGCTGATAGGGTAGTGGATGATATGGTAGCCAGACTTAAAAAGTTATTACCTAACACTGTATAAGGAGGGATGCTTAGTGGAATTTTGGTTACAACAGAATAGTGATAAATTTCAACTACCTGTAAAACCGTCAGATTACACGGTATCCGTATCCCATAAAAATACGGTGGTTAATGTCATACAGGTGGGAGATATAAACCTTATCGGAAATACAGGCTTAAGAGAAATTTCTCTTAAGTCTTTTTTTCCAGCAAAAGCTTATAACTTTAGCAATAATGCAGGGCGTAAACAGCCACTAGCTTATGTAGAGAAAATCGAGAGTTGGAGAAAGTCTGGTACTCCTATAAGGGTTATAATTACAGGCACTCTTAACATGGAGGCTACAGTAGAGAGCTTTGTGTGGGGAGAGCAGGATGCTACAGGCGATATTTATTATACCTGTAGCTTAAAAGAGTACAAAAAAATAAAGACAAAGAAAGCTACTGTTACTATAGCTACTGTAAAGCCTACAGTAAGGGCTACAAAACCACAGGCTAGTACAGCCAGAACCTACACGGTAAAAAGTGGGGATTGCCTCTGGAAAATAGCTAAACAGTTTTACGGTAACGGAGCTCAATATACTAAGATCTATAATGCTAACAGGGATAAGATAAAAAATCCTAATCTTATCTATCCTAATCAAGTATTAACGATCCCTTAGGAGGTGGTAAGAGTGATAGTAGTGCATAAGGATACAGACATTACAGAGTATGTATCCTCTATGAGCTGGGGAGGTAGCAGATCAGAGGTAGCTAGAAAGTTAGAGCTACACATTGTAAACGCTCCCCTAGATAAAAATATTACTCCTCTTACCATCAACTTAGCGGATCCTGTTTATCTCTTTGAGGATGATGGGAAAACAGAGCTCTTTAGGGGCTTTGTGGTAGAGAGGGAGGCAAGTAGTACCACAGGTACGGTTACTTATACCTGTTATGATCTTCTTTTCTATACCATCAAGAGTAGCAAGCTAAGAACTGATTGTTATGTGAACGATAGCACAGGGGTACTACAACAGGTAGTTAGCTCCCTCTTATGCACATACAAAATTATGATAAGGTGGGTGCCAAAACACATGAAAGATACTGGAGATTTATTTTCTAAGATATGCGATATGGATAATCTTAGAAAAGCCCACAAGAACGCAAAGAGAGGTAAAGGGTGGTATGCAGAGGTAAAGTGTATAGAGAAAGATCTGGATCATTACCTAAGGAGGCTACAGGAAAATCTAATAGAACACAGGTATCATACCTCAGACTATGAAACCTTTATAAGAAAAGAGGGAAATAAGGAGAGGGAGATTTATAAGTTACCGTACTATCCAGACCGTATATGTCAATGGGCTATCTTACAGGTTATAGAGCCCTACTTACTTAATTCCATGACAAAGGATACCTATAGTGCAATCCCTAACAGAGGGATCCAGCCTATTATCAATCAGTTACGAGGGTATAAGAAAAAGATTAAGAAAGATGGAAAAGTAGTAGCGGAGAAGTGGATCCCCAGTATTTTAGTATCAGATCCAGAGGCTACAAAGTATTGCTTAAAGCTGGATGTAAGAAAGTATTATCCCAGCATTGTACACGATGTACTAAAGGCTAAGTATAGAGAGCTCTTTAAGGATGAGGAGCTTATCTGGTTAATGGATGAGATCATAGATAGTATTAGTACTTGTCCAGCCACAGAGGAAAATATAGAGATCCTCCAGAGGCTAGGTGTGACGGTAAATATTATCATAGACGATAACGGTAGAGAGTTTGTGGATGGCGTAGGTATTCCTATTGGAAACTATGTTAGCCAGTATGACGGTAATTTTAATCTATCTGTAGTAGATCACTGGCTCAAAGAGGTTAAGGGCGTTAAGTACTACTTTAGATACATGGATGATATGGTTATTTTCGGTAGCAGTAAAGAGGAATTGCACAAACTCAAAAGAGAGTTAGATGAGTTTATGGCGGTAAATCTTAAGCAGGTGCTTAAGCATAACTGGCAGGTATTTCCTACTAAGGTAAGAGGTGTAGATTTTGTAGGCTATAGATTTTTCGGAGAGTATACCTTACTCAGAAAATCGACTTGCAAAACATTTAAGCGTAGGATGCTTAGCATCTCCAGTAAAAGAGAAAACAATGTGAGCCCTACTTATAGTGAGTGGTGCTCATTTAATAGCTCTGTGGGCTGGCTACAGCATTGTGATAGCTTTAGGCTATATCAGAAATATGTAGAGCCTAATGTAGAATATATGCACAATTATTACTTAAAGGAGGTAAAAGGTAATGCAGAAATTTGCAAACGTAAGAACTACAGCGGAGAGCGTAAAGCCTCTTGAGATTGATGATTACCATGTATATGTAAATACAGGTATCAAAGAGATCCGTGAGGAGGCTAAGGAGGGAGATCTTAGCTCTGGGTTTGATGGGTTTGAAATTGAAACACAGGAGATCTATGAGAAAGATGAGTACATCCAGCTCATGGCAGAGAAAAATAGCTCCTTAGAGGAGCAGACTACAGATATGCAGTTAGCCTTAGCAGATGTGTATGAGCAGATGTTAGGGTTATCAGCTAACTAAGAGGGAGGAGAAAGATTATGGCTCAGATTTACGCTACTTTAATCCGTAAGGGATTAAAGACTATCAACGATGTACCTAAGGCTCTTAGAAAAGAGGTACAGAAAATCTTAGACGGAGATAATGAGTAATGTTACTCAATATTATCTTAAAAACAATACTCAGAAAGGAGGTAAAGGCTATGGCAGTAATTTACGCTACCCTTATTGTAAAGGGAAAAAAGACGATCAATGATGTACCAGCGGTAATCAGAGAGCAGGTTAAGCAGATCCTCATTGATCTTGATTTACCAGAGCTTGCAGAATAAGCCACAGGGAGAGCATTTAGCTCTCCCTTTTATTATGGCGGAAAGGAGGATCTTATGGTTATGGCTACAGATGCAGATATTAACATCGAGCACAGACTTACTGAGGTAGAGGCTAGAGCTCAGAGTAACACTAAAAGACTTAATGAGCATGATGATATACTCAAAAGTAATACTGAGATGGTCGGAGCTATAAAGGAGCTGGCTACTGAGGTTAAGTATATGTGTGGGGATCTGAATGAAACCGTTGAAAGGCTTAACAAGCTGGAGGGTAAGGATGGGGATAAGTGGGATAAATTCAAGTGGCTTATTGTAACAGGGCTTGTAACACTTATCTTAGGATACTTAGCGGTTTCTGTAGGATTAAAGTAAGGAGGGGATCCAATTTATCTCTTTACCTCATTTTGAGGTATCGTAGCAACTATTAACAAACTCACAAGGAGGTACAGTATGAATTTAAAAGTTAGAGTAAAAAATCCTGTATTCTGGGTACAGATTGTACTTAGTATTTTAACTCCTGTGCTTGCGTATGCAGGACTTACAGCACAGGATCTTACCACATGGAGTAAGGTAGGGGAGCTCATTGTAGGAGCTATCTCTAATCCTTATGTACTCTCTTTAGTGGTGGTATCGGTTTGGAACACTCTAAACGATCCTACTACAAAGGGATTAGGCGATAGTGCCAGAGCAAAGAGCTATACAGCTCCACAGTAAATATATTTATCAGACAGACAGGGAGAGCCTTTACAGGGCTCTCCTTTTTAAGTGTTTAGATAGGAGGTATTATTATGACAGAGAAAGAAATCAGATCAAAGGTTGTTGAGATCGCTAAAGGTTGGTTAGGCTGTAAAGAGAGTGACGGATCCCATAAAAAGATTATTGATACTTATAACGCTTGTAAGCCACTCCCTAGAAGTTATGCTGTAAAATATACAGATGCGTGGTGTGCTACTTTTGCATCCGCTGTAGGTATTAAGGCAGGGCTTACAGATATTATCCCTAGAGAGTGTAGCTGTAATCAGTTTATCCAGCTTGCTAAGAATATGGGTATCTGGGTAGAGAATGATGCTTACACTCCATCCGCTGGAGATATGATCCTCTATGATTGGGATGATAACGGAGTAGGAGATAATACAGGTAGTGCGGATCATATCGGTATTGTAGTATCTGTATCTGGAGGCGTTATTAAGGTTATCGAGGGTAACAAGAGTAACGCTGTAGGCTATAGAGATCTTGCAGTAAACGGTAAGTATATCAGAGGCTTTGTTACTCCTAAGTACAGCTCTAAGGCTACTAAAGAGGAGGCTCCTAAGCCATCTGGTAACGGAGGAGGCTCTTACAATATTGGAGATATTGTAAACTTTACAGGATGCCTCCACTATACCAGCTCTACAGCTAGTGGCGTTGCATACGGTTGTAAGGCAGGACAGGCTAAGATAACTAACAAGGCTGAGGGTGCGGTACATCCGTATCATTTACAGGCTATCTCTGGTAAGGGCTCTACTGTATATGGCTGGGTAAATGCTGGAGATATTTCTGGTAAGACAGGCGGAGGATCCGCTAAGACCTACACAGTAGTTAAGGGAGATACTCTTAGCAAGATCGCTAAAAAGTATGGAACTACTGTAGATACTCTGGTTAAGCTCAATGGTATCAAAAATAAAAACCTTATTAACATCGGACAGGTAATCAAGTTACCTTAATCCTTTAGGCACTCC